TCGCAACTAAAATTGGATATGAAGCATCCGAGCTAACTGTAGGTGAAAAGTTTCACTTAGCCATTCCTCCGTTTGATGAGGTAATGGAAGACACTCGGACTATTTGGCCTCACGACATTGACGCGACAGATTTGGATACGTTTCGCACCATGAAATACATGGGCATCGTAATTCAGAACCCTATGGATGTCAGCTCAACCAACCGGTTCGGTGCTGGCGCAGTCAAAGCTCGTATTGTGACCCAGGCATCGCTTGGCACTGCGGCTCTGTCAAACCTTTACCCCTCTAGAATGACGGTGAGCTGATGCTTGTCCGAGTCATCCAAAAATGCTTCGTGAACAATAGGCTTCGCGAAGCGGGGGTCGAGTTTGAATACGACGGAGAGATCAACCCTAACGTGATGATCTCTTTGGAAGACGAAGCTCCGGTTAATAAGCCGGTTGCTAAGGTTGCCAAGAAGGCGGCTAAAAAGACTGAGAAGATAGCCACCAAGAAGGACTAACTATGCTGAAGCACGCTGCGGATCTCTCCGATTCTCACGAGTATTTTATCGTATGGGTCGGAGAGGCCGGTGCGCGGCCTTGGGGAACAAAAGCTGAAGGCTACGAGCTGTTCCCTGAGTTTGATAATGCGTCAGATGGTTTAGACCTCACTAGCGTAACAGTCCCGTCTTCATCCAGCGCAACAGCGACTACGACGGTTACTGCCACGCCGTCGATAAGCATTAAGGCCAACGAGTTCGCCAATGCGACGATTCGCTTGGGAACAACGGCATCGCCGATTGCTGGCTATGGCGTGATACAATCACACGGAGAGATCTCAGCCGCTGCATCGGGGAATCTAAGTGTTAAGTGGACAGTGTCGGCTGCGTCAGGGTCGGGCAAGTCGGGCTACATTGTCCGAGAAAACGCCAAGCGGCGCAGCTACCCACAGGTTCGTGTGCTGACTCCGTTTCAGCCAGTGGAGGCTGGCGACAGCACAACAAACATTGAAGTGTCTTACCCAACCGCCGGTGCGGCGTGGGCCTCTAGCGGTAAATCGCTCACGCTGCCAGCTCCCTACAACGGCACAACCGGCGCGACATCGTTTGAAGACATCGGCTTGCTGCTACCGTTTACGTTCAAGGAAGGCATTGCTGGCTGGGGGATCAGTGAGGCTGGTGACGCAAGCGGCTCGTCAGCAGTTCATGGAATTACAAACATCGGTGGCGCGGTTTGGACTTACGCGAATGCAGTAGGTACTGCGGACCACCTAAACGGTGGCTACGTGATTGTAGATTGGGAGACTGGAAGTGTCGCCAAGCGAAGCTGGGCACCAATTACCGACAGCACCACCACGTCCTTCACCGTAGGCACATGGCTTGGAGACGGCGACCCCGCAGCTCACGGCAACGTGAAACGCTACACGGCTTGGGTTCCACACTACGACGATAGCCCCTACTCCTACCTACCCGGCGAAGGTTTCACTTATCCAAACAATGACATGATGCCCTACGCATCGTCAGCAGTTGGTGCCAATGTTCTAGGCAAGCCTAGAAATCAAGGCACTACTGCCTATGGCGACAACTTTGGGAGCTTGCTGGTAACAGCATCGAGGATTGCTTCGATGACCGGCAAACGTGTCAACGTAGTGCATCTAGGCGTAGACCAAAGTTCGCTGGTCCCTGCGAATGAAAACAACTTGAACGGGTTTAACGGGAGAGTTGGATGGTGGGACAACGAAAGTCACGCCACCTGGGCAACCGGTGTAACAACATCAATCTACCAAAGGCTCGACAAGCTCCTGAGAACCGTTCTGCCGAACGCTCTTAAAGCGGAGTCTTCTGCTAAGACCCTTAAGTGTTTGGGTCTTGTGGTGTCCCAGGGGCAGTCTGACGCGCTAGACACAAGCGCGAGGCAGCATTACGGGCGAACCCTCAAGGGGTTTGTAAGATCAGCTCGCGGTTTGATCGACACGCTTGGGTTTAATCCCTACGCAAACGGCGCAGAGATCCCCTACGTCCAGCCAAGGATTCCTTACTACCCCTACTCGATCAACGGCACCTACGCGACCGTTTCAGCGAACACTTATCGACTAGGCGCGGTTGGCTCGGAAACCTTAAACGCCGACACCGACAGTCTGGTTAACTCGGCAATTGAAGAAAACGCAGCGGTAGACGAGTTTGCAGCCACAGTCAAAGTTGATGACTTGCCTAGAAACACGACGGATTTCCGACTCTACAACGGGGTGGGAGAAGCCGAACTTGGCTCGCGTATTAGCGACAAGCTTGGGATCCTAATTGACCACGGTCTTTCTTATGGGTCTTCCGCACTTGCAACCACAAAAACGCGGTTGGTTGACATCTGCAACTTGGCATTGTCATCAATTGGAGACTCAGGACAAATCGCATCTCTTGATGATGGCAGCGAGCAAGCATCGCTTTGCAAAAGGTTCTTGCCAGAAGCCCGAGACAGCCTGCTTCAGATGCGGCAGTGGGGCTTCGCTTTGCGTCGTAGTCAGCTAGTAGCTGTTCAACGCCCAGAGATGAATATCTATCAGCATTTCAACAGTTGCTACGTGATGCCTGGGGACGCTTTGAATGCGTTCAAGATCATGCCTCCCGTTACTTCCAGCGAACTGTTTGAGTATGCACAAGTTGGCACGTCGAGCTATTCAACTAAGTTTGCTAGTAGCGACGGGTCAAGCATTAGCGGCCCGGACACAGATGTCAATTCGCTAAACAAGATCGTGGTTGCGAGTGCGCCAAGCGGAGACAGCGGCGTAGTTATTGAGCCTAGCACTCTGCTGCCGATCCAATCTCACATCGAGCTGGACGCAGAACCATTCGCGGTTGAGCAGTCACCTTTTGGTTATCGATACATCTTCACCAACCAAACTTTCGCAACGCTCCAATACGTTGCCAAGGTGGTGGACGCAGACCAATACACTCCGCACTTCGCTACGGCCTTAGCCAACTACCTTGGCTCGATGTTGGCTGGAGTGCTGATCAAGGGCGACCAAGGCGAGAAGGTGTCAGCAAGACTTCTCCAGAAAACCGCTGGAGCTATTCGTCAAGCATCTTCAAGCGATGCAAACCAGCAGCGACCAACTGACAGCGACAGGCCGTTTGGATTCATCCCAAATCACATTGCCCATCGATGACAAGACAGACTAAAAGCCTCACTCGTTCTTTTGCTGGCGGTGAGATGTCGCCGGAAATGTTTGGGCGAATGGATGACCTCCAGTTCCAAGCTGGAGCCGAAACGCTTTTGAATATGGTGCCGCGCCCAACGGGGTCAGCCGCGCGCCGTTCTGGCACCAAGTTAGTTAAGCAAACAAGAAGCAGCGGTGCGTCACATTTGTATCCGTTTGTGTTTAGTCAATCAGACTCGCTAGTGGTTGAGGCTGGTCGCGACACAATTGGCGGTCTCGACAGTGGCTATTTTCGATTCCACTCTAAGGGGGGGACGCTTCTCTACAGTGGCTTGGATGCGTTTTACAAAAGCGTCATCTTTCAGCCTCTAGACTTAGTCCAGGTCGAATGTGCAAATGGTGACCCAGGCCAGTTCACGCTAGCTAATCACGGGTTGATTGTAGGTAATACTGTTCAAATACAGGCAACAGGCATTCCGATTTGCAGCCCCGCCATAACAAACGGGCAGACGCTAGTCGTGAACACGGTTGTAGACCCGAACAACATCACCCTTAAGCAAACAGTCGCGGCAGGAGGATCGGTTCTTGCGATAAGCGACAAAGGTTTTGAGGTAGGGCTTCGCGGGGGGAGTCTCACGCAAGGATCCAGCAACTACTCTAACAACGAAACTAAAGTGCTTTGGAGTGCTTACTCCGCAAACGACTACGGGCATGCTCTAAAGCCTGGAGACGAAGTCTTCATGACGGTGGAGCCTTACAGCACGTCTAACGTCGGCTTCGACGGGAGCTACTTCAAACTCTTGCCGCAGGTTTCGACTCAAACCGTTCCTGGCACAGGAGGCTTTTCTAAAAACCCCAGCTACCTCGGCCAGCAAGTTATCTTCTTTGGCGACGAGCTTCCTTCCGGCATCGTGGCAGGCAAGCCTTATTACGTCATCAAAAATGATGACACTCACGACGGCGACCACGTCTTTAGCATTAGCGAAGTTCGTGGAGGATCTGCTCACGATTCTGGGGCGACAGGCTACGTGGGGTCTACCGTGTCGGGCGGCAAAACGTGCTGCGCGATGCCACAGGCAGTCGATGACAATCACTTCGATGTGTTGAAGTCTTACTGGGTAGCAAACCTAACTAACTCTACTGGCCCAGCCGGTGCCGGGAATGGCATCCCAGCGGCTGGAAGATTTAGGCTTGCGACATCTCCTGGCGAAGCTGAGTCAGGCATTGGCAATGTAGTTCCATACGCTGTTGGGCTTGGGGAGAGGCGAATCCACAAGGTTGCCGACCAGGGCGATTTGGTTTCATACCGAGGCAAGCAATACTATTGCAGGAAAGAGCTAGCTAACAGGTCTGGCAATCTAACAAGAAAGGATCACAACCAGGAAAACACAAGAGTCCCGATAACCAGGACTGCCGACAAGGCTGAATACTGGCGAGAGCTTCCTGGCAAATCTACTAGGGCAGCTTTCACTGCAACCATAACCCGCACAGGACCAGGACTTCTTCAGGTCAACGCGACCGATCATGGACTCGCGGATGGTCAAGCGGTCACCATGTCGCAGGGTTACGCAGGAACGGGGTGGTCAAGCCTAGCCATCACATTTGGCACTACTTACTATGTGGCAGAGAAGACCGATGACACGTTTGAATTAGAAGCTTCAGCAGTTGGGGGAACACACGTCGCTCTTTCTACTAGCTTCTCTACGGGCGGCGTTCAGTTCCAGGCAGGCCCAGCCTTTAACACTACAACTGACAAGGTGCAGTGGCCTTCTCATGGGTTGTCAGACTCAGATCCAGTGGTCTTTAGCAAGCCAGCAAAGACTAGCCAAGGAGCGATAACAAGCGTGCTGCCGGGTGGCCTGTCTCACGACACCACCTATTACGTTGCCAACAAGACCACGGACGATTTCCAAGTCTCTGCCACGCCATACGGTGATGTTATCGGCTTGACAGGCAGCCCAAATAGCTGGCACGTAGTTAGTGGAGGCACCTACTTCGAGGTGCCTCACGACTACACCGAGGCCGAGCTTCCTGAAATATCGACCACGCAAAGCAACGATGTCCTGACGCTGTGCAGCACCCTGCGGCCAGCGACTGAGCTTCGCCGCTACAGTTCAACAGACTGGAAGTCAGGAGACATTGAGTTTAAGGCTGTCGCCAAAGCTCCTACTGACCTGCAAGAAGTAGAAATTGACCAAGGGCTTCACACCAAGGTCTACGGCGTTCGCACTATTGAATCAGGAGCTGGGTCTGTGCCTCCTTTGTTCACTGCAAACTCAGGCACTACTACCGGGCCGCTTATAGAGCTTTGTTTTACAAGAACTGGCACTGCTTTAGGCACCGGTGCCGCTGACAAGCCCTACCTAAACGACCCTCCTTTTACAGTAGGAGACGTAGTCTATTTAAGCGGGTGCGGTGCTTATCAAGTGCCAGTTACCTCTGTCTCCGGTAGCACAACCGGCGAGTTTAATTCGGCACTTGAAATACCAAACGAGTATTTTGAAATAGCTGAAGTCGAAAGAACGGGAACCACCGGTCCTGTTTTCAAAGTCGCAGTTCGAAACGTAGACGGTGGAGCGATTCGTAAGAGCCAGATTCGTAATGGTACCAATTCGACTGTGGCGGTAGAGACACCTTCGTTTTCTGGAGTTGGCGTAGTCTATTCGTACACCCTCTTCGGAGCATCCGGTAGTCAGCCAACAAGCGGCTCAATAGCAGGAGGTGGTTACTTCTTCAACGTCAACCCAGACGCTAAGGTCCGCATTGCTAGCCTGGGTGAAGACATCGAGCAAGAGTATGTAGTTACTGCGATTGATGTGAACAACGAGGAATCCGAGGCGAGTGAGTCAATCAAGGTCGAGAACAACCTGTATGTCCCTGGTTCGTTTAACAAGGTTGGGTGGGCATCCTCAGTAGGCGCGACTCGGTATCGCATCTACAAAAAGATCAGTGGTCTCTACGGCTTTATTGGCGAGACTGATGAGGTCACGTTTAAGGATGACAACATCGGCCCGGACTTGGCTGTTGCCCCACCAATAGCTGATAACGCTATGCGTAAAACGGCTGCCGTCACGCTTAGTGACGATGGCAATTACGTGACGTGGGTTGACCACGGGATGCTTGACGGCACGCCTGTGTTGTTCCGCACCTCGGATGAGCTTCCTGGGCTAAACGAAAACCAGACCTACTACGTCATCAACGCGGCCAAGGACACGTTCCAGGTCGCCTTGACTGACGAGTCTCAGGATCCGGTAGATATCACAGGCACAGACACTGGAGTCCACACAGCGGTCTCTGGAGCCTTCCCAGGGACAACCTCATACTACGAAGGGCGAAGAATCTTTGGAGGCAGCAAGATGTTGCCTCAAGACGTGTTCATGTCTGCAAGCGGGACCGAGGCAGACATGTCTTACTCGATTCCTACAATTGACTCCGACCGGATCTACTTCCGCATCGCCGCCCGCGAGCAGAGCAGGGTGAGGCACATTATCCCGCTCGCGCAGCTAATGCTGTTGAGCGATTCGACCGAGTATCAAGTCACCCCGGCCAATGACGACATCCTCACTCCGTCATCGGTGTCGGTCAGGCCGCAAAGCTTCGTCGGGGCTAACTTCGCTCCCCCAGCTTTAGTCAACAACACGGTGGTGTTCTCAGCGTCTCGCGGTGGTCACGTTCGAGAGATGGGCTACAACGCTTCTGTCCTGGGCTACATGACCGGAGACCTTAGCATCCGAGCATCTCACTTGTTTGACAGCAACACGATCAAGGACATGGCCTACCAAAAGTCGCCGCTTCCAATCGTGTGGTGTGTCTCCAGCTCGGGCAAGCTGCTTGGCTTGACCTACGTGCCGGAGGAGAAGGTCGGGGCATGGCATCAGCACACAACGACAGACGGCACGTTTGAGTCTGTTGTGTCGGTGCCGGAAGGCGACGAGGATGTTGTTTATGTGATAGTGAAGCGAGGCAGCAACCGCTACGTGGAGCGTCTCGATGACACTTACCGAGGAGGGACTGAGAGCATCAGCGATGCCTACTTCGTGGACAGTGGCGTGACCTACACGGGAGCAGCCACAACGACCATCAAGGGGCTGAGTCACCTTGAGGGCAAGTCAGTAGCCTACCTTGCTGATGGTTTGCCTGGAACGGGCACCGTAAGCAGCGGTGTCCTGACATTGTCTAAAGCTGCTGCTAAAGTCCATGTCGGCTTGCCGATGACATCTCAGATCAAAACTCTTCCAATGACCATGCTTGGCGTAGATGCGTTTGGCACAGGTCGAACCAAGAACATCACGCGAGTGTGGGCTAGGTTGTTTGAGAGCGCAGCGTTTGAAGCCGGTCCAACCACTAGCAATCTGAGGTCTTCGCTCACGCCTGCGGCAGGGTCGCTTTTGTCAGACTTCGTAGAAGTTACTTTGCCTTCGTCATGGAATGATGAAGGGCAGATTGTCATTCAGCAAAGCAATCCGCTTCCACTTACAATTGCAGGGATGACCATTGAGGTCGCATCAGGAGGATAGATATGGCAGCAGAAGGTTTAAGCGGTTGGTTGACCGGCAAGATGAGTGGGTCAGAACTAACAAGGGCTGAAGGCATCGGTGCTGGCCTAGCTATTGCTGGAGCTGCATCCAGTGTAATAAATGCCTTTTACGCAGTTGACGCGATGAAGTATCAAGCTGCGGCTCAAGAGTCGAGGCTGACTTTTGAGATGGGGCAGATGGGCAGGGCGAATAGCTTGAAAGAAATTGCTTCGCGGGAGATGAAGCAATCCGGCCAAGAAGAGGCTGGAGAAGTAGGGCTTAAGTATAGACAGGCAATTGGATCCTCTGACGCAAGGGGAGGCGCGTCAGGCACCCAGGCGGGAGTGGGAAGTCGCAAAGAGATATCTGCATCTATGGAGTGGGCAAAAGACACCGCCCTTACCACTGTCAGGAAAAGCACGGCCAACAAGGTTGCTGCTATTCGGTCGGACATAGGCACGGGGCAAGGGCAACAAGCTTTGCTTGGCGGCCAAGCTGCGGCGGCCAGAGCTTTGAAGTCTTCCTACGGAGGAACAGCAAAAGGCATGGCGGGCTTCACATCATTGCTCGGCGGTGCCGGTCAAGTGATGTCTACTTTTAGCCGGACACAGAGCAACTACAGCGGCACTAAAGGACCACAATAACAATGCCACAAGTTCCACTACCTAACATGGCGCGTCAGGTCGGCATGCCGAATGCCCGCCCTTTGTCGGGGCCGCAGACCCAGATGTCCACCGCACTG